TATTGGTACTAAAAGTGGTATGGGAACTAATATCGAAATGGAAGATATGTTATGCGATGGCTGGAGTATGTTTGACCAGAATCAATTACGTTAATTACCAGTATTGCAATTCGAAGAAGATGTGATTACCAACTACTTCGCCTATTTGATCTTTAGCCCAAGTCGGACAGCTTCTAGAATTGTATAATTTTACAGTAATATAATTAGTTGGATTGATGTGTTTGAATGGATAAGGTTCAAATAATTCTGATACCATTTCATCAGCTATTTGAACACAAATTTCATAGACATCAGGTTCATCAATTGGGATATCTGTGCTACCAGAATTCCAACAAGAAAAAGCTTTAGGTTGTAGACACACATTGGATAAGGGTAGTTTGTGAGTTTTAGAACGATTCATAATAACCGTACCAACTGCTCTTAAACCTTCCTCCCCTTCTCCACGCGCCTCAGCATAGAGCGTTTGTGCTACAATCTCTAATTCTATTTCCTTTTTCATCATTTAGTCTAATCCCTTAAAAAGTTTGTAACCTATTATACATTTAAAAACTTCAATACTTTATCTGCATAAATTCTTGCTTTACTTTTCTTATATCCATTAGGTCCACCATTCCATATTGCTGCAAGTTCTTTATTTGTAGGAAGTCTTTTGTGTTTTTTTACGAATATTCTACCATAATGTTCTAGATATAATTTTAAAACCTTTTCTGCTTTATATGGATCAAACATATCTTTATGTTTATAATTAGTTTTAAATACTTTATTAACATCTTTAATTACTTCCACATGTATTTGATATTTTCCAAATGCTCTACCATTATCACCAACGGCATAATTAGGGTTATTTAAATGCCCTGATTCTTGTTGTGCAATAGCCTGTATAAGGTTATCAATTTTTTGTTTTATTTGATTATCAATGATGCTGAGTTCTTTTCTATTTACTTCTTTAGTATGCGGTGCAGACATTCCACCTAAAGCCGTTGATGCTCCTATTGCGCCCATTGCAAGACCTTTACCTAAAGTTGATTTCCAGTCTTCTTCAATTACTTCTTTATAATTCTTGTAAAATTCGTTTTGTCTCATGTCAGTTTTCATATTAATTATTTATCCCTTTTGGTGTCCAAATCATAGTATCACTTATACGATAATCTTTATTTCTTCCTTTATTAGGTACAAACCCAAAACTTCGATAAAATTTAACTAATCTTCCTACAGATGTTGCACCCAAATCTTTTGAAGGTGTTAAAGTTACTCTCAAGTTATGTTTTTGTGCAAAATCCAATATTTCCTTCATAACCGTAGTTCCAAGTCCTTGTCCACGTTTATCTTTATCTACCTTAATAGTTGATAAATTTAATTCATCTGTTCTTGCATGGATATAGACATCTACGCCCATTTCTTTCCAACGAGTTCTCATATGGAATAGTTCATCAGATAGATTCTGACTCTCTAGCATAAATTGTTTGAATGTTTTCATATTAACTCGCTAATTTATTCAAGGTTTTTTGTCCACCCTCTACAAACATACCAGCTAAATCTGATCTAGCGTGGACAACATTAAGCATCTGATCTACCAATAACAATTTCTCAACATCACCTGTAGCTGACATAAGTGAAAATAAAATTTTCCCTAATTTTGGTAAACCATAATCACTTAATCTCCAAGCACCATTTTGATCTACAATAAAATCACCTAAAGCTTCATCTTCTTCTGGTGTCATGGGGTGTTCATCATCATATTCATCAAATAGATATTTTGGTTCGTTTTGGGTATGTCCTAATAATTCTGTATTTATACTCAATCTTATTGTATTTCTAATCATTCTATCTACGATTACATCTAAACCTCTAGTATCACGAATTACCCCTGTTTTGGCATAATCATTCCAAATTTTAATCAATCTGGCTGCTGGTACAACTGTCCAACCTTGTGTTGTATTTGGTTTTCTGTGTCTAAATTCTCCAATAATATTCGCTAATTCTTCGCTACGAAGTTCTAACCAACGCTCATTTACATCTGCTTCTGATTCTAAAATAAATTGTTTGAATGTTTTCATTGTTATTTCTAATTATTTAGCTAAATACTTCAAAGGAAATGGATCATGTTAGAAAATACACCACAAACAGTACTCAATAAGTCAAAAATTGATAAATTTATTTTAATTATTACAACACCACCAATTTTATTAAATGAATTAACTCGTTGTGAACGTGGTAAAGATTTTTTAAATCAAGATAGTATGCAATATTCTGTAGCTAGTATAAATCTACCTACACACACTATTAGTGAAATTCCCATGAGTTTTATGGGACAAACTATGCATATTACTAGTCAAACACGTTCTAGATATCCTACAACAAAGGTTAAATTTACAATTGATAACCGTTATAATAACTATTTTTACCTCTGGAAGTGGTTATACATTTTAAATAATCCTGATACAAGTGGTATGGACCCTAGATTTGCAGAATTTGATAATGATCCACAAAAAGTTATTGATGCTATGAGAAAAGACTCGAAAAATAATCCAATACGCTATAAAGAAATTAAAATGCAAAAACCATACGATGCATATCAAACAACTATGACATTGTATGCTAAAGATGAATATAATGTGAATATAATTAAATTTGATTATAAACATGCATTTATTACGCAATTAGGTGGATTTGATTACGATTATCAAAGTAGTGAAGATATCCCTTGTTCGTTTGATTTTGCTTATGGTCAGGTGCAGGTGAGTTTAGTTGATCCACCAACATGAAAATAATACATACAAATGAAGAAAAGATATTAGCAAAAACTCTAAGAGAAGAAGGTAAATCTTATGGTGAAATTGGTAATATACTTAATGTAAGTAAAGCGTTAATCAGATATTGGTGTGATAATAATGCTAGATTAAATGATAATAATCATCGTAATGTGTATAATAAACAATATTATTTAAATCATATACAAGAAAAATCTGAGTATGCAAGAACCCGTCGTGAAGAAATGCCTGATCATGTTAATGAATTAAAGAGGAAGTCTAGAGAAAAAATAGAGAAAAACGTCGTGAATTAAATAAATTACGAAGAAATACTGATCCAATTCAGAAATGTATTGGTAGTCAACGTAGTCGTATTAGACAAGTATTAAAACGTAATAAATATATTAAAGATCGTAAAACTTTAGATTATTTAGGTTGCACACCATTAAAATTAAAAGAATATATAGAAAACCAGTTTAAAGATGGTATGACATGGGAAAATCATGGCAAGTTTGGTTGGCATTTTGACCATATTCAACCATTACGTGTATTTGACTTATCTGATCCCGAACAAGTTAAAATTGCCTTTTGGTACACAAATCTTCAACCTTTATGGTGGAAAGATAATTTGAAGAAAAACAAAGGATTCGGTTTTAAAAAAACTAAATAATTGAAAAGAATGAGTTTTAGTAAAACTTTACTGATTTTATAAATAAGGAGAAAACAAAATATGAGAACCATAGACAGCCCGGGAGTTGAAATTAAAGAAATTGATTTAAGTTTGAGAGTTAATACACCAGTTGGAACTAAGGTGTTATTACACGGTTTTGCAAGTCAAGGCCCAACAAACGAATTATTGTTAATCTCTTCTAAGGAAGATTTAGACAACATTTATTTCGGTGGACCTGATGCTGGTCCTACTAATCCTGCTGAACGTTATTTTTATAATGCAGCCGCAGAAATTTTGAATTCACCTGCAACATTGTATACGACCCGTTTACCTTATGGTTCTGGTACTGGTGTTGGATTCGATGGTGAGTATACTGCTCTTTGCTATTCTATGGCTAAGACAGGTTTAACGCCAGTTCTTACCGCTACAGTAACAGATGAACTAGTATTTACTTCAAGTTCTGCAACATCTGCTAATGTGGCTTTTGCTGGATTTTTGCCAACATTTATTGCAGATATTAATAAATTATCTGTAAATGGTGTACCTACACCTTCATTTTATATTGGTAGTGCAGTTGGTAGTTATGCTCCAGAATTTACATCATTAAGCTCATCAGTTATTGGTAGTACAGGTGCTTGGACACTTACTTCAAATGTATCTATTTCTGCAAATAAGATTTTTGCTACGTATAATTACACTTATAGTAATGAAACAATGTTCCAGACAACAACCTCACTTGAGATTGGTGCTCCTACAGTTATTCCTTTAACCGAATCACAATACGAAGATTTACAAGTTAATAATATTACTTGGAACGCTACTGCTGGACAGGCTGTAACAGGTATTGGTAATATTGGTAACGCTGGTATGATTATCGTTAATAAGGGTAAGACCACAATTGACGAGAAACAAGAGGGTTACTATGTTGTTGTAGCTGATAACTCAACCATGAAGGATAACATTCTTAGTGGTTATAACTCAATTCTTGGTGTAAACACCTTTAAGAGTAATACCACGGTTCTTTCACCTCTTGCTTCATCAGTTCTTGGATTTACCTTAACTGGCGATTCTAATTCTAACGGAAGCATTTCTCAAGTTGTTGAAACTGCTTTCCCTTATGATTTTAGTGATCCAACATTCGATGACTCTCTTATTGTTTATGTATTCCGTTTGAGAACATCAGTATATGCTGATGATCCTAACAAGCTTTATTTCACACCAGTTGAACGTTTTGCTGGTGGTTTAATGGCTACTGATCTTCGTACAGATGCAGTTACAAAGACAACTCAGAGTTTCTATATTGCTGATAAAGTTAAGACTGATTCTACATATCTTAATATGTATGTAAACCCTAATATTGCTGAAATTGGTAATGTTAAGGAAGTTATTAATACTGATGCAGATAAGGTTTTGAATCCTCTTGGTAATTACAAACCATGTAAGAAGACCGATAGTGTTGCTACTTATACGGGTGATATTCCTAAGAAACTTGATAGAGCATTATTGCTTGTTGATAGTGTTCTTGATATGGATATCGACCTTGTACTTGATGGTGGTTTAAGCACAATTTGGACATACACATATGATGCTACTCCTCCGGGTGATATGGTATTCGATGATGCTAGAAATACTGTTGATATCATGGGTGATTTAGGCAACTCAACTGATGGTAATCTTGGACCTTTTGCCTCTGCTCATAGAACGGTATATAACATATTCAATACGTTCTGTCAAGATACTCGTAAAGATTGTCTTCATATTTCCGATCCTGTTCGTGGTATTTTCGTACAAGGTCAGAATAGTAAGACATTGGATAGCAAGAGTCGTAACTTCCCTCAACATGTTATGACACCATTGAAGAATCTTTATAATGGTGCAAATTCTAGTTATTCTTGTGCTTATGCAAATTGGGTACAGATTTATGATGCCTCTGCTAAGAAGTATATCTGGATGCCATTCTCAGGATATCAAGCCGCAATTATGGCTAAGTTAGATTCTTTATTGTATCCTTGGGCTGCTCCTATGGGCTTGAACAACGGTATCGTAAGAAGTGTTACAAACATTGCTGTTCGTACAAATCAAAAACAACAGGACGCTATCTATAAGATTGGTATCAATCCTGTAGTGTTCTTCACTGGTGATGGCATTACAGTTTGGGGTCAAAAGACTCTTCAAACTAAGCCTTCTGCCTTTGACAGAATCAATGTACGTAGATTGTTCTTGACTTTGGAACGTGCTACAATGAAGACAATGAGATATTTCGTTGCTGAACCTAATACTGTGTTTACACGTACTAGAGTTATCAACACATTGAAGCCTTTATTCGACTTGGCTAAGAATAATGAAGGTGTTTATGATTACTTGTTAATCTGTTCTGAAAAGAATAACACCCCACAAACAATTGATAACAATGAATTGGCTGTGGATATTTACTTGAAGCCTGTTAGAACTGCTGAGTTCATCATCTGTACTTTCTATGCAACTCGTACTGATGCTAACTTTAAGGAATTGGCTGGTTAATAAAAAGAGAAAGACGAGTGTAAAAGCTCGTCTTTTTCGTAACTTGAAAGGTATAAATAAATTTTATGAAACAAATATGTAAACGATGTAAATTAGAAAAAGATACTACAGAATTTTATTTTAGAAAAGATCAGAATAAGTATAGAACTATCTGTAAAGAATGTCACGATAAAAATAATAAACCAAATATTGAAGCTTATAGATTAAAACACGAAGAACGATTAAAGATTAAAAATCAGAAATATTATCAAGATAATAAAGAACATATGGATATTAATCGTAAGAAATATTATACAGAACACAGTGAGTATTACGAAAAATATAGAGATGAATGGTATCAGCAAAATAAAGCTCATCATAGTAAACTCACTAAAAAATATTATGAAAATCATAAATCTGAGATTTATTTAAAACAAAAACAACGTAGAGTTAATGATATAAATTTTAAATTAATTTGTAATCTTCGTAGACGATTACATCATGTTTTAAAGGGTAAAAATAAGTGTAAGAAAACTTTAGACTTATTAGGTTGTACTATGGAACAATTAAAATTACATTTAGAACAACAGTTCAATAATGGTATGAATTGGGATAATTATGGTTTTGGTATAGATAAATGGAATATGGATCACATTATACCATGTGCATCATTCGATTTAAGTGATCCAGAACAACAAAAGAAATGCTTTCATTATACCAATCTTCAACCTTTATGG